AAGCTATAGGAGCTATACGTTACAATATAGTAGGAAGCGACTCATTCAAAGAAACACCAGGTAATCTATACCCAGCATTTCCACTAGATGCATCTTCAAGAACCTATCCTCTAAAAAACGAAATAGTACTAATAGTAAAAGGACCGAAAGATAATAGCACTAGATCTGACAGTGAAACTAGGAACTACTATACGTTTGTATACTCTACCTGGAATAGTCCACACCATAATGCAACACCGTATGCAGAAGGAACTACTAACTATAACGTAGATCTGGGATATGAATTTGAAGAAAAATCAGATACTCCTAGTCTATACCCTAATCATGGTGATTATATAATACAAGGTAGATACGGTAATACTATAAGATTCGGAGGCTTCTCTGGAACATATAATAAACTAACAGATAAAGATAATATAAATTCTCCATATACTTTAATAAGTAACGGTAAAGCGCCATCAACTTCAAGCTCTCTACATTCTTATGAAGATATAAATAAAGATAATTCAAGCTTATATTTAACATCAGATCATTTAGTTGATATAAAACAAGCTAGAACTAAAAACGAATCTGCAAAAGAAAAAAACCCTATTGCGTCTAAATATAAAGGAGCACAGATAATATTAAATTCTAATAGATTAATATTTAATTCTAAAAAAGACGATATAGTATTAACCTCTAAAGATTCTATATCAGCATCTGGACTTAATATTAACCTAGATGGAGAAGATTATATAGGATTAGATGCTAAAAAAATATACTTAGGTAAAGCACCTAAGAATAAAGACATGACTGAAGGATTACCTCAACCCGTTATATTAGGAGATCAGCTCGAAAGGCTATTAGGTGACTTATTCGATGAATTATCGTCTATAGGAAGTCAACTTATGAAAGCTTCTTCTGTATCAGGTGGACCTGTTCCTCAAGCTATGGCTGCAGGGGTAGCACTACAGCGATTAGGAGTTAGGTTAAGAACAAGAATTAACCCCTTAGGTAGTCAATCTTCTTTGAAATCTAAAAAAGTATTTGTAGAATAATGCCACACTCACTACTTAAAGACTTTAAAAGCCAAATAGGCGGGCACACAACAGTGGCTTTAGAAAACCTAAAGCAGCTTGCTAAAGAGTATGCAAACGCCGAGTTAGATCGTATTACAGATGAGATAGTGAGGAACAATTGCCCTAAAGCACCAGAATTAGAAGTGCGTGTTAAAAAGGTAGATAGAGTAGAATCTCTTACTTCTAAATCTATGGGTAAGATGGATAAGTATAATGAAGTTGCAAAAAAACTTAAACTTGCTACAAAAGCAGGAAAAGTAGCAGCAGATCTCTTAGCACATTTAGGGGTACCAACCTCTTTTGGAGGACCCGGTATGGTAGGTTTAGTATTTTCTTTTCCTCAAGGTCTTATACAAGCTCAAGCTAACTTACTAGTATGGATTAGAAAGACCGTAAACACCTTAGAAGATGATGCTAAAGTAGTAACAGATGCAGTAAGAGGAGCTAAAAGAGCTTTTGAACCTATAGTAGATAAAATAGGTACAGTAAGAGGTCTATTAGAGGGCTGTGCTCTAGATCCTGACTTAACTTTAGAAGAAAGACAGAACCTATTGAAATCTTTTCAAGGTACTCCTACAAAAACATCTGACGAACTTTTAAAATATCAATCTAACTCGGGAGCAATATACTCAATTAAAATTACCACTGACCCTAACTCACCAGCTATAGCACCTAGAAGAAGGGCTATTGCTGTAGATGCAAGGGTGTTACTATGTTGAAAGGACCTCTTAGCTTTTCAAGCAGTACAGAAGTACTGGTAAACGAATTAAAATTTAGAATTAATAACCAACTTCCATAAACTAACTATTTATTAATATGAAACTAGATCAATTAAGAAAAATCATCCGCGAAGAGGTTCGATCAGCCGTAAAGGATGAGTTACAAGAAATGCTTAACGAAGCTGTTAAAGCTGCTAGTACTCCATCATCACAAGAGTATAGAGCTGTTAAGCAAAAAGACCTAAAAAGAACATGGTCTACCGGCAGAATGAACCCTGGAACAGTTCCATTAGAGGAAATGTTAAGTATGACTAAAGAATCAATGACTGGAGATGACTATAAAAACGTAGTTAATGCAGATTCATCAATGGTTAAGAAACCAAACTTTGCTTCTAATATAGCAACAGGAATGGGATTAACAGAAAATTCTGGACCAATGCCAGGAATAGATATAAGTAAACTTGATTTTGTAACTAAAGCAAAAGCAGTATTAGATAAATCATACGAAAAAGACAGAAATCGACTTAGTTAATGGCATTAGACGTTAAAAAGATAAACCCGTTAGATAGACAGCCTAGAAAAGCTGTAGGACTAGACCTACCATTTTCTGGGCAAGCTGTATTTAACTCCACTTTTCAAACTAAAGATGCTTTGAAAGTTAACCTTATAAACTACTTTTTAACTAACAAAGGCGAAAGACCTCTTAACCCTACTTTCGGTAGTGGTATTAGAGAGTTATTATTTGAAAATATAACTGAAAACGCTCTAGAAGAAATAAAAGCTGTAGTAAAAAATGATTTATCTACTTTTTTTCCAAGAGTAATACCAACTAAGTTAGAATTATTTTCTGATCCTGATACCCATATAGTATCGCTTTATATGAAATATGCTATTAGAGATGCAAATATTCAAGACGAAGTACTAATTAATATAGAATAATGGCAGAACTTAGAGACATTAAATACAACAATAGAGAGTTCTCTGATTTTAGAGATCAACTTATCGAATATACTAAAAATTACTTCCCAGATAGCTATAACGACTTCTCCCCTTCTTCACCAGGTATGATGTTTATTGAAATGGCATCATATGTAGGTGATGTTTTATCTTTTTACCAAGATACTCAACTACAAGAAACTTTCTTAACTCACGCTAAAGACCCTAAAAACCTCTTTAACCTTGCTTACATGATGGGATATCAACCTAAAGTAACAGGTGTATCAGAAGTGGAATTAGAATTAAGCGTTGTCATAGCAGCATCTGGTTCAGGAGATATTAAACCTAACTGGTCTGCAGCTCCTATCGTGAATGCTAATACAGTAGTTCAATCAGTAGATAGTTCTAAAACTAACTTTTTAATAGATAGTCCAATAGACTTTAGCTTCAGTAGCTCTTATGACCCTACTAATGTAATAATACACTCAGTTGATTCTAATAATAATCCTACTGAATTTAAATTAGTTAAGAAAGCTAAAGCATTTTCAGGAGAAGTAAAAACTAAAACAGCAGCTATAAGTAGAGCAGAAAAGTTTAAAACTATTACTATTACAGATACTGACATAATAGGAGTTCTTAACGTAACTGGTTCTGATAGTACAGTTTGGACTGAAGTTCCTTTTCTAGGACAAGATACTGTATTTCTAGATGAAACTAATTCATCAGCAGACTCTGATACAGTTCCTTATATAATGAATCTACGTAAAGTACCATATAGGTTCGTTTCAAGATTTAAATCTAACGGAGATCTAGATATACAGTTTGGAGCAGGAACATTATCCAGTGACGATACTACGATACTCCCAGATGCTTCAACTATAGGCAACGGACTTAATCAAGGTTCTTCTAACTATAACGGAACCGGTTCATTAACGACAGCATACGATCCATCTAACTTTACATATAGCAAAGCATATGGGACAGCACCTACAACTAATTTACATATTCAGTACCTTGTAGGAGGTGGAATTAGTTCAAACGTACCTGCTAATACAGTTACTAACATACTTACTATAAGCGGAACTAATACTTCGAATGTAACAATAACAAACCCAAACCCAGCAGCAGGAGGTAGAGATGGTGATACAGTAGAAGAGTTAAGAGAAAACTCTTTAAGATCATTTAATAGTCAAAATAGAATTGTTACACTTCAAGACTATACAGTAAGAGCATTATCACTACCTGCTAAATTTGGTAGTGTAGCAAAAGCATATGTAGTACAAGACCAATTAACAAACTCCTCTAAACAGAATAGTATTATAGATAATAATCCTTTAGCTCTATCTCTTTATGTATTAGGATACGATAACGATAGAAAACTAACTACTGCAACAAGTACTTTAAAAGCTAACCTTAGAACTTACTTATCAGAATTTATGCTACTCACTGATAGTATAAGTATAAAAGATGCATTCGTTGTAAATATTGGAGTTAACTACGAAGTAATAGTTAGACCAAATTATGCTAGTAGAGACGTATTACTACAGTGTAATATAGCAATACAGGATCACTTTAAGATACAAAAAAGAAGCATTAACCAGCCTATAAATTTATCAGAGATTTATACTATATTAGATAAAATAAAAGGAACTCAAACTATTCAAAATGTAGAGATAGTTAACTTAACTTCTAACGAAGGTAATTACGCTACACATGGATACGATATCACTGGTGCAACAAAAAATAACATAGTATACCCTTCATTTGATCCTTGTATATTTGAAATAAAATACCCAGAGGTAGATATTAAAGGTAGAGTAACAACATTATAGAATGGCAGTATATAAAATTTTTCCCGACAAAGATACTTTTATCTTTACTGAAGTAACAACAGGTAATGCTGGTTACGATGAAATGTTAGAGATAGGAGGGTATCCAATTCAAGAAATAGGACAAACCTCTAGAACTCTAATACACTTTAAAGATAGCGAAATAACAGATGTACTTACTAATAAAGTAGGAACTAACGAATGGACAGCTAGTATTGAGATGTTTATAGCTTCTGCTTATGAAACACCGGTATCACATTCCATAGAGTGTTATCCTGTAAGTGCTTATTGGGACGGTGGAATAGGTAAATACGCTGATGACATAAATACAGGATCAGCTGATAGATCTGGATGTTCTTGGAAGTTTACTAAACCAGAAGCTACAGCAGCGTGGAATATACAAGGTCAATTCGCAGCCGGTACAACCGGTTCATACAACGATACATATACAGGAGGTGGAACATGGTTTACAGGTTCGTCAGGTGTTAACTTAGAATCTTCTCAAAGCTTTGAAACTAACGATGATGTAGATATACTTATGGATGTCACTAATGCAGTTGATATGCATTATAGTGGAACATTAACTAATAACGGATTTATTTTAAAATTTCACGACGATATAGAGTTTAACCTTAGCTCTTCTGTAAGACATAAATTCTTTAGTTCTAATACAAATACCATATACCCACCTTCGCTAACATTTACTTGGGACGATCAAAGCTATGTTACAGGGAGTTTAAGTGTATTAACTAATCCTATAGCTCATGTAAAGATAACCAATAATACAGGTAGATACCCTGACGTAGGTAAGCAGAGATTTAGATTACATGCTAGACCAAAATATCCATCAAGAACTTTTACAACTGGAAGTATTTATAAAACTAACTATGCTTTAAATAGCGGATCAGTTTACGCTCTTAAAGATGAATTTACAGAAGACTTAGTAATTCCATTTAACTCTAGTTATAGTAAGATAAGTTGTGATAGTACAGGACCTTACTTAGATATTTTTATGAATGGATTACAACCAGAAAGATACTATAGATTATTAGTAAGATCAGAAATAGACGGCAACACTTGTACATTTGATAATGATAACGTATTTAAAATAGTAAGAAATGGCTAAAATAAGGTTATCTAAAAATGTATATAATAATGAAGACCTAAGTAAAAAAGTAAGCAGGGAGTTTACTACTTTTATAGAAGAGGTAGAAGAAGATAGAGATACTATACAAGAGTTATTTAGACTTTACGATAAGTTATTTTACGAAATACCAGCAGAAGGAGAAATAAAATCACATGAATTTTTAATTAGAGAAAGCTCTAAAATAGTTGAATTAGAACAAGAAAATTTAGAAGTACAACCTTTATTAGATGAAATAGCTGATCTAAGAGAAAGACTACTTCAACAAAATATAGCTTCAATAGAAGCTCAAACTGAACTAGCTACTTCTATTAATCCAACTGGAACTGGTTTTAACGATAATGCTAAAGTCTTAGAAGAGCTAAACCAAAAGGTTGAACAAGTAAGAGAACAGAGAATTGAAAAACCAGAACCGGTTAAGACAGTTCAAGCTAAAAAAGTTACTGAAAGAAGATTTGCTCCTTTCGGTAAACCTGGATTAAGACCTAACGAAATTAAAAAATATAAAGGAGACGATTATATTTGGACTCGTAGCTCTCAATCTTGGGAATTATTTTATAAATAAGAATGGCAACAGAATATTTTATTTCTCAAATTAATCCTGAAACTAAGGATAGATATCAACCAACTGATACAAACAACAGTAATGTGTTTGAGATCAATAGTAGTGTGGACCTAGTAAAGGATAAAATAGAAACACATTTTTTAGATCTAGATTTTAATCTTATAGATTCAATATACGACTCAAGAAATATTCAAACGAGTCAAGATAGTGAAATAGCAATAGACGGTAAACCCTCCTCTATACAGCTTAACCCTACCGATGATGCAATCAATAACGGATTTAAAGATAGCTCAGTAATAATATCATATAACTTTCTTAAAAACCTTTTTAGTGGAACTAAATTAGGAGGAAGATTTTTCATAGAAACTATATCAGAAGATAGAACAGAGTTAAGACTTTTATCAACTGAGCTTAGCTCAGAAGAGATAGTTGAGTACTCTGACTCTTTAATTAAAGAAATAGAATCTACTTCTTACTTTAATGACTTTAGATTAAACATAGGGGACAATAAACTCTATATTGGTGTAAATATAAAGACTGAAGATTATAGAGAATATAAAGCAGTATTAGTAAAACTATATCAACCTCTACCTGATGAAGTTGAAGAGAAGACTATTCTTACTATAGAACAAAAGGTAGCAGATAGTGTAGCATACGAAGTAAATGCTGTCTTTACTCCTGATGTCCCTAAACTACCATTTCTTAAAGGACCTAACTTTATAATAACAGAAGAAGAATCAGCATCACCTACTTCATTCCTTAACTATCAAGAATTATTTGACTTCCCAGTTAATAATAGTTATAGAGAATTAAATAGTCTCTTTAAAGAAAAAAGTATAAACTTAAGTATTGACTATAGCGACTTTGCTAATTTTGCTCATTTTAGTTCTGTAGAAGAAAGATTAAGAAACTTTCAATATAAACTTAATCTAATTGAAGAGTATCAAGTATCATCATCTCAAGCTGCTATAGCTAGAGAAAGTGGCAGTACTACCTTTACTAGCGGAAGTGATTTATTTTGGAAAGGAAAACTAGATGGTATAATAAATAACTTTGATCACTACGATAGACATTTATACTTTGGCAGTGGATCTACATCTTGGCCTAAACAAGATCCTCAAGAAAAACCATATATACAAGCAACCGGTTCAGCTACTGGATCTTTTGTAACTGAATACTTCGGTACAACTGTTTCTAGTGCTAGCGTATATGATGATAGTAATGCAAACTTACTTATTAATACAGTACCAGAATATATTAGAGATGATGCTGACAGTGCTCAATACTCTACGTTTATTCATATGCTTGCTCAGCATTTCGATAACCTGTACATCTACTCTAAAGCTTTATCAGATAAATACGATAATGATAATAGATTAGATTTTGGAGCATCAAAAGACTTGATACAGGATTTACTTAAAAACTTTGGAGTAAAAATTTATAACAACGTTAGATCAGCAGAAAGCTTATTTGATATATATTCAGGACAAACTTACCAGACCGGTAGTGATGTAGTCACTGACCTCATATCAGCTTCTAACACCCCGATATCAACAGAAAATTATAGAAACGATATACATAAAAGAGTTTACCATAACTTACCTTATTTGCTTAAAACTAAGGGAACAGAAAGAGGATTAAAAGCATTGATAGCATCTTTTGGTATACCTACAGATAATAATATAATAGGTTCTGGAAGTAATATTAACGGTTTATACGTTAGAACTTTCGGAGGAGGTACAACAGGTAGCTTTAATGCAGGACCATTAAC